GTCATCACATTTTCACAAAACGACTCCATTTTATCAGTTAAGGCGCTTACTATTATAGATTTTTCGTAAATTTTTTGCTCAATATTAACTCCGATAACATCTTTTAAACTCCAACGGGTACCAATATCAATACGGGCGCAACCGCTTTCAAATCGTGAGTCGTGCGTTGATTGTTTCCATTGTAATATACGGTCGTTTACGGTATCGCTTAACGCGTCTTCAAGCCCCCTGTATAAATCATCTGTAATTGCTACTTTCGTTGCACCAAAACCAATAATTGTACCGCCAACTCCTGCGCCAAAATAGCCGACCTGTTTTGAATAGTTAGTATTCCACCCTTGCAAATTTGCCTTGTCGTCGCTTAGTCTGACATCGGGAAATACTATTTTAAATTTATCGCTTTTAACTATCGTGCGGACATCGTAGCTAAATTTAATATACAAAGTAGCTGTACAGGTGTTCCGCATAACTGATTCACTTGGATTGCGTCCTAACGTCCACGCGCAAAATAGACTAGTAATATAAGATTTTCCCGCACGTGGTGGCATCGAAACGGACAACGATTTTATTTTACCCTCTTCAACCTCCTGAAACGCAACCGCAATTTCCTGTAAAAATTCTCTATTGGTGAAAAAATCATTATCGACAAACAAACAAAAAGCCCAAAATTCTCGCTTGCATAATTCGATTTGGAGCGCTTTTTTAAGTTCGTTTTTTTGTTCATTATTCATTTGATAAAAACGCCTTTATTTCTTCCGTCGTTAATTCGCTTAAATCAACCGTCGTTTGTTGCTGTTCAATTTGCTGAATTGGCGCGCCGTATCCTGAATCCATTAAAGCCTTATAAGCGTTTACGTCGCCGTCCCTTGCTTTTTTTATGAGCGCTAACGTCATTAAATCTTCCTGACTCATCGTTTCGTTTTCGCCTGTTAACGGATTTTTTAAATTCTGATTAACTTCTAACCATTGGCGCGCGATTGTACTGCGGTTTTTAGATCCTTTGGGTCTTCCGTTTGGGTTTCCGCTTTCGCCTTTATTAAATTCGTGTTTTGTTATGTTTTCTTTATTTGGCATATCGCTGTAATTTCGCTGTTTATTTGAGCGTCGGGGTGGTATCGCGCCCCTTCTTTAATTTGGAATAATTAACGCATTAACTTTTATGCTTCCGACGCTTGTAATTTTCTTTGTTTTAAACTTATTTTTTCTCCTTTGTACATTCCCGCCCCTAATTCATCTATTTTTAAAAATGGAATTATAGGAACTGTAATTTTACATGTTTTATCTATTAAATAAATGTATCTTAATTGCTTGCCCTCTATTGGTTTCGCTCCGTTTTTCTTCCAATAACTAGCGCTTTGACCGATTGTTTTATAATTTGAATTATTTAAAGTTTTATCTGCTATTATTTTTCCGTTTGGCATTAATAGCATTGTTGTGTTTTGTTTTATTCCCGTAAGTTGAAATCCGCTCGCTCTGTAAATAGTGCCGTCACCGCATTGGCAACCATCTGCATAAGATATTAACCATTTAATATGCGGCGCGTTTTTTTTTATTAATTTAATACTTATTGCAATACAACGGCTTTCGCTATATTTTGGTAAATAATCATCAAACGCCATTCTGTTAAGTTCCAACATTTCATTCCATAGACAAGGTTGAACTAATCCAATTATACTACTTTTTTGCATACTACAACCGTAACTCATTACTCCGTGCAACTGATTATCTAAAAAGCAACCAAAATGTAAAGAACTGTTTGGAACTACCTTACCGCTATAATGGTGTTTCTTTACAAACTCATTTGCAATTTTACTTGGTATTACTTTTACGATTATTTCCTTTGCTCTGCCCATTGCATTATAATTAAATAAAGTGCGTTTCCATTCGTGTTTTCGTTGCCTAATGTTTCACAATATTTATATTCTTCAGTTTGTTTAATATCTGTTATTGCGTTTTTTATTTGTTCGGCTTGTTCATCTGCTAAAGTAAAAGTCATTTGTTGAAAAGGCGCTTTGTCCCCTTCGGGTAAATTAAAGTCAGTTCCTAATTCATCGCTATCATTAAAATAAATTGGTAAATCTAAACCCCAATCCGTTAATTTTTCCGCGTCCCATTCGTTAGCTAATAAATCCCAATCCCAAACGCCGAACCCTACGTTATCTTTCACGATAAATTCGTCTTTTTGTTGCTCGGTTAAATCGTTTGCCTGAACAATAAAAATTTCTTTTAATCCAACTTCTAAACACGCCTTTAATCTCATGTTACCACCCAAAACGACGTTATTTTCATCTACTACTATCGGGCGTAATTCCAACATTTGCGGAAATTCCTTAATAGATTTTACTAACTTTTTAAACTTATCGTCTTTTATTAAACGTGGGTTTTTTGGGTTCGTTTTAATCTCCGATATTTTAACCTTTTTAACCTCCATACAATAAAAAATCAAATAATTTAACAATAAAATAAATCGCTGTTACTGTTATAACCCGAACAAACGAATTAACGACGCCTGTTGTTGTTTCAAACCATCTTTTGAGCGTTATTGTGTCCATCCAAAATAAAGCCGTTAAAATTAACCTATCAGCGAAATAAACGCAAGTAAACAACGGTAAGAGTAAAACCCCTACCGTTATTTTTAAAATTTGTATAATTCTAATTTTTGTTTTTGCTTTCATTTTTCAAAATTACGTTTAATTTTCAATATTTTTAAATTCTTTGAATTTAGACTTTGAAACGTACACTAAAAATTCTTTGTCGTTTGTGGATCCTTCACGCTCAACGCGACCGCCTTTTTTTAATTCGCCTGTTATATCGTCCGTTTTTATGTAAACTAATTTGTCTAAATATTGAATAAATAAATACGTGGGTAAAAATTTACTCGCTTCCTGCATTTTAACTAATTTAATACAACTTACAATTTTAGTCGGGTATTTTTCAAAATCTGTATTGTATTTTTTAATTTCAATAAACGCCTTTCCTATAATCTCGTAATCTAGTCCAAATTTATCAAGTTTTTTAAATTCGTTTTTTCCTGCGATTTTTTTTATTATTTCAAGTTCGTTTAATAAATCGGTTTCAGTTTCAAAGATCATTTGTTTTCGTTTAAAAATTTACCTATTTTTTCCAACGTTTTAGAATGTAATCCTTTTTCCGTGTTCGTGTATAAATACAACCATAATTGATTTTGGTGAACGCCTGAGCGAACGGCAAACATATTTAAAGAAATTCCCTTTTTTTCCATGTACGTTAAAATTAATTTTCTTGTTTCAACGTTTATATTTTGTAAATCCTGCGCTTTCATATTAAAACGGTAAATCGTTATCGCTATCGTCAACCATTATAATTGGTTCTTTAACTGCCGTTCCAACTGCGTTAATTTGCCAACCTTCAATTGTATTAAAATACTTTATTTCACCTGTTGGGCTTTTCCACTCACGACCGCGTAAATTAATACTTATTTCTACTTGGTCGCCTATATCCTCTTGGCTTATTAATTCCGTTTTATCCTGTGTAAATTGCACTGTTATAAATTGCGGGTATTTATCCGCTGTTAATATTACTACATCCTTACTTTTAAATTTTTCGCTTACTACTCTAAGCGCTCCAACAAAGTGTATTTTACCCGTTACTTTCATTTTTTTCTGTTTTTATTAGTTAAATAATCATGCGCCCAAAAGCCGAACGCGAGCCATCCAACAACTATTGCCGGAATCATTAAAATTGTTAAAATAATATTCATAACTGTTTTATTAATTTGTCGTAATATTCTCGACATTCTTCTATTCGTGTTTTAATAGCTTCGATAACAACGTCGTCTTTTGCTATTTTAAACGTTTTTAAGCGCTTTTCTTTTGGTATGTGCGCAAATGTATGTTTCGATTGCACAAACGCTCTTAAATCCAAACTTTCTTCAATTAAACTTTGTTTCCAATGTTCGCGCCTAATTTCGTCTTCTACAATTTGCAAAGGTGTGTCAATTAAACAATAACATAAAAGCGCCTCAGTTTTATTCGTAAGCCAAAGGTAGCCGTGCATTTGGTAAAAATAATCTTTGTTTTTTAATTCAGTATCGAAAAATGGAAACGTTGTAGCGTCAAAACTAGATTTTACATCCAATAAAATTTCGTTCGTGTTTACGTCCGGTGTTCCTGTGATCCAATCATTTGTAAAATGTTCCTCGTTTTTATATAAAAATCCTGTTTCTAAAACGTCGTTACAAAGTGAAATTGATAATTCTTCAACCTCGTTTCCTTTGTCGGTGTAACGACTAGAAAATTCCTTTCGTATTCCGTAAACCTCACTAATCGCTAATTCCTGTAAATAACTTTTAGTCGTTTGACTTAACGCCTCCCCTTTTGATTTTGGAGAGGTCATTATTTTACCAATTGCCGAGCATCTAATTTTCATATTGCAAGGGTTTTTAATTGTTCGTCAGTTAGTCCAAAAGTATTCGTTAACTCGTCTACGCTATAATTCCCGTCTGCGATTGATTGCAACGCTTTTTTAAATCTGCTTTCGTTAATAGCGGGTTTTTTTGCCTCAACTTTTATTTGTTCTCCGCCTGCGTCTGTATCCTTGTCGCTAACAACGCCCAAAATCGAACTAATGCAGTAACGACGTAAATAAGAAATTGCGGACCCCAAAACCTGAAAGTCATTCATGCCCTTTAACGCTACATTTTGCGGAATTTGTGTTTTGCTTTCGATTGTCTCCCCGCTTTCAACGTGAAAAACGATTGTTATTAATTCCGTTCCGTTGATCAGTTGCGTAAATCCTAATCCGTGTTTTTTTAATAGTGGGTTAATTACCTCGAAAATCTTTGGTAAATCTGCGTAGGTATATCCGTAACCCTGCGTTGCCTTGTGAATTGTTGGAACTTCCTGTTGAAATTCCGCTAAACTTTTAAATAAGTGTTTCATTGGTTTTTTTTTATTGGTTAATAATAAGCGCGTTACTGAGTCGCGCCCCTCATTTTTTTATTTTGCTGCTTTAAAGATTGGCGCCATTGAATATTTTCCTAATAAAAAAACGTATTCCTCGCCATTCCAAACGTTTACTTTTTTGCGTACAACTTCGCCATGTATTAAAGCGGTTATAAAATTTCCCTTTCGTTCAATTACGCTTGCTGTCCATTTACAATTGCTGTCGCATACTGAGGTTGCTGTTAAAATAGTTCCTGTTTCGATCATTGTTTTTAGTTTTAATTGGTTAATTGTTTTACAAATATAATACTTTATTTTAATATAGCAAGTTTTTTTTTATTTTTTATTATAAATATTGCACATTTCTATAAATCTTTTACGTGGCAACCTTCTAAATTGTTCGTATGTTAATCCGTTTGCCTCAGCTATTAAGATCATTTTAGCGTTTAATTCTGCGATTGTTTTCATTTGGTTAATTTTATTTGATTAGTTTAAAAAAATAAATTCGTTAATATCATTTTTTGATATTGGAAAATATCGGTTTTGGTGTCTTGAAAACCAATAATATCTAATCCCTGTTTTCGTTATTTTTGAATAAATATTAAAAATTTTTCCGTTTCCAAATTTAATTTGTGTTCCTGTTGCGTTCATGTTTTTAGTTTTAGTTGGTTAATTGTTTTACAAATATATTAATTAAATTTAATATAACAAGTTTTTTTTTATTTTTTTTATTATAATGACAATTCTTTTCTATATCCTAATTTTTGCGCTTCTACTAAAGAATTATAAACACTTTTTACCGTTGGTTTTGTTGTGAATTTTTTTACTGAATTCGGTAAATAAAAATAAGAATTAAAAGACGCAATTACATCCTGTAACCAAGTTTTTTCAATAGCGTTTTTTCTTAAAATTTCTAAGGTTTTTTTGTTTGTTGGTAAATTTAAAATTTCAATTGTTTTCATGTTTTTAGTTTTAATTAGTTAGTTTTCCGTTTTGTTATTACAAATGTAAAACTTTATTTTAATATAACAACTATAAAAACAAATTATTTTTATTTTTTTTTAATTTTTATTTGTTTCGGATTCTGAAAACCTTAATTTTTCCTTGTAAACGCTTATGATTTCTTTTAATTCGTCCCTTGAAAATTTTATTTCATCGTGTGCTTTTCCCTGTAAATTAATTAAACGATCAACCCCAATGCGTTTTTGTATGCCTATTTGATAATTTAATAAATTGCCGTGTAAATATTGATTGCAGTACACGCATTGCCCGTGGACGTTGTCCTCGTTAAACGTTACCGCTTTATGTCCTCCTGAACTGTAATAATGTCCGGCATCGAATTTTTGCCCCAAATTAGAACCGCATGAAATACAACCTTTTTTCCTGTCGCGGTTTCTAATAAACGAATTAAAATAAGTCTGCGCTAATTTTGTCAACTCCTGAACCGTTTGTAATTTTTCCTTTATTTCGGTTTTTCGTTTTTTCCACTCTTTTAATTTAGTGGCTTCAATCCAAACTTTTATACACGGTTCATCTAAACAATATTTTTGATTAAATTTTACAGGTTCAAAACCCGCCTTGCAATTTTTACATTTTTTCATATTAAATTGTTTTAAATGTAATTACGTAAGTGTTATTTGGTAATAATTTTTTCTTTTTTGTTCCCTCTTTTACGTAATAAACCCAATCAATTACTCGGTAGTTTGTTTGGTCGTTTTTAAATTTAAACGCTTCGTTATTGTTTAAATCGTTAGTTAATTTATTTTTTATTGCTTTCATCTTAAAAATTATTAGCTTCAATTTCGTTTTCTAAATCCTTAATTTTAAATTTTAAATCCAAATTTAACCGCTCCAACCTGTACGCTGATTGCGAAAATTCGCGCGCCTGTTTTTCCAAAATTAATAAAGTTGTTAATACTTCGCTTAATTCGTTTTCGGTTTCCATCATCGAATTTATTAAATCCTTTCTATTTCCGTTTTTCGCTTCGATTTCTTCACGGCTAATTTTTAGCTTTAATAAAGTTTTTCGTAAAATAGCGTTCGCGCTTAAAATTTGTAATTCCATTTTTTTTAGTTTTTATTGGTTTATATTATTTTATATTATTTGTTATTTCGTCCCAAATATCTAATTTTTTTTGAACTTTAAATAAACTACTTTGTTTTGGTCTGTAATTTTTTAAAGGATCCACGCTTTCGACTTCAAAGCCTACGCCGTAATTATAATTGCAAAGTACAGGAAAATCTAATTCCGTATGTTTTCCGCCGGTGTCCGTATCTTTTATTTTTTCAACGCTTACCATTGTTAAAAATTTCATCGTTGGGTGCTTAATTAGTCGGTGTATTACAAACATATCATCGCAACGGTTTAGAAACGCTTTACCGCCTTCTACGTGGTCTTTTAAGGGACTTTTTAAATGTCCTTTCCACTCGTGATTTTCAGGGTATAAATTACCACTTCGTCCGCTTTCGCTTGTCGGGTGCGTATTAATGTAAATCGTTTTTCCTGTATCGTTTACAAATTGGCGAGCCATATTTAAAAACCTGTAATTGCCCTCGTAATTCATCTCGCGATCAAGTCCCGTAAACGGATCAATTAAGCAAGCGTCCGCGTCTGAGTTTCTAAAAATTTCTAGTAATTCAGTTGGTTTATAAAGTTTGCTATTATCAATAAACGTGAACGACTGTTCTAAATAAGTTGAATAAGTTAAAATTTCCTGTTCGGTTAATTCTTTAAATGGGCGTCCTGAATACATTTGGATCATGTCGCGTAAAATTTGCCCGTGTTGATTTTCACCGCTCCAAAGAATAAATTTTAAATTGTTGGTTAAACTCAACGTTAAAAAATACCACGTTATCCAATAAGATTTTCCGACGTTGTCATGTCCCAAAATTATGTTAAGTTGTTTAGGCTTAAATCTTAAATGATTATCAAGCGGGCAACCGATTTGCAAGCCTTGTTTTATTTTTCCGTTTTTATAATCCAATAAATAATTTAATCCTGAACCGCTTTTAATTAGCATTTTTTTGGTTTTTTAAAGTTTCTTCGTTTTTTGCTATTTGCGCCATAACGTTTCGATAAAGTGCATCGTCTGAACTTTCGTAAACGGATTTCTGCACCGCGTCCCGCTTCAACCAATTTTTAGCAGTTAAAAATAAACTAGAATAATTTTTATTTGATTTGAAATTTTCGATATTATCCAAAACGTTATTTATTTGTTCCGCTGAATAATCAACCCTTAATTTATCGAACTCATAAACAGTTAATTTTAAATGTAAAAATTTTCTATAAATATTATTATTATTTTCATTATCATTTACATTAACATTTACATTAGCTTCGCTTTTGCTTATTTTTTGCTTCGGTTTTGCTTCGGTTTTGCTTTCAATTTGCTTTTGTTTTGGTTTAATTCCGTTAAGATATTTTTTGTAATTTGCCTCTAATTGTGGCGCTATTAAAGTAAAAATCGTTTTACTTATTCCTGTTAATTCAATCCTTTCGCCGTTTAACCCAAATTCGTAAACTGCGCTCCATACGTCCGCTTGGTTTTCTTTTGGCAATTCCTTTATTGCTTCGTAAAAACTCCTGTAAATAATCATTGAATCCCGTTCCATTTTGTTAATTTATAAGTAAATAAAAAAGCCTCATATTTCTGCAGGGCTAGACTTCTGCGTCAATATAAGGCTAATAACTTCCTTTTGGATTTATGGTGTCTAGCCAATCCTTTGAGCAAATATACTATTTTTTTTTAATTTTATTCATTTTTGACCTGTAAATTTTTTGATTAATTCCATCAATATTTTTTTCCGTGTAATTTCTGCGCTTATCGTAACTCATTTTATATACAAAACTTGCATCGCCAAACGAACCCCGCCCAATTTCAACGCCTTTTAACGCGCTTTCTTCCATCTTTTTTAATAAATGTTTTAAGCCGTTTAAATTATCAATTTTAACCTCAATTAGTATTGTTTTCATTTGTCAGGAGGTAAAATTTTAAACTCCATTATTTCGCCGTTCGTTTTTTCGTTTTTGCTGATCATCTTAACCAAAATGTTTTCCGTGTTAACTTCGATTATTTCGCCAAATTTACGCCCGTTTTTCTTTACTGTTTTATTATCAAAATTGAAAATAAAATTATTCGCTTTTTTCATAGTGTTTCAACTTTTAAAATTAGTGGTCTGTATAAATCCATTTTTATTATCGCATGATCTCGGTCAAACGCTTCAAGTATTTTTATTCCGATACGCTTTTTTCCGTTCTCAAAGTAGTTAAAAGTAATTTTAAATCGTTTCATGGGCTTTCAATTATATAATTTTCGTAAATAAATATTTTATCTTTTAATAGTTTATTTTCCTCAGCAATTTTTAAATATTTTTTACTATTTTGAAATAAAAAAGCTCCGATAAAAATTCCAATTAATAAACTAATTATTATTTTTTTCATTTTTAGTCTTTTTTTAGTTTTATTAAAATTTCTGTAATATCTAATAAATTTTTAATTGTTTTATCAATTTTTATTGAATCATTTTCGCAAATTACTGTTTGAATTTCATTAACTTTTAAAGTTATCAAACCACTTTTTTTTTCTATTGTCATTTTCATTTTGTACCGGTATTAATTTCGTTAAAATTTTGTTCGCTTAAATAATCCAAATATAAATTTATATTGAAATTCCCGCCTTTGTCTTCCTTTACGGATA